GAGAATTTTATCGCCATTTGAGTGGATCACATATTGTGACTTTTGAGTTTGTTATAACTCAAATGAAAAAATCCACTTCTTGTGGTTCAATTTTGAACCGTTATTTTGGTTGTAAAGGTGATTTTTTTAATCATCCTCTTTGTTTGAATTTTTTGAATGATTATTGGGCTTTGCTCTCTCATCAAAATCAATATGTACATGTGTTGAAACAGGTTAGTGATAAATATGAGGTAAGATCAATAGAAAAGTTAAAACATGATCCTCCTAAAGTTCGTGTTTTTGTTGCTGATGGTGTTGAATCTGTTTGTGTTGGTAATCGTTTTTCTCTTGATTTTAACAACAAATTTTACGCTTCAGCTTGTCGTCATTCTTCCTCAATTGGTCGTTCTAAATATATGGGTGGTTATCAATTGTTAGCTAATATGCTAAATCGTTTTAAACTTAAATTATCTATTGATATAAGTTCTAATGATACTGTCCAATTTTTCCTTCTTATGATGGACCAAGTTATGTTTCGTTGGCAGTGTTTCCGTAATGAAGACAAAACTGACGAAAATTGGATTAAATTTTTAAATTATAATTTGTCCAATATAATAAGTTTTTTATGGTGCCAAGATGGTGTCATTTTGCTTAAACAATTTGGGGAATGTTCTGGTTCTTCCAACACTCTAGTTGATAATACAATGCGTGTTTACCGTTTGTGGTGTTACGTGTTTTCTGAATGTTGGTTGGCCGATAATCCTAACCGAATTTATTTATACAATTATCATTATAATTTGTACAATAATTCTAAATATGGTGATTTAGATCGTGCTCGTTCAATGCGAATGATTGAAAGTTTGCGAGCAAGTGAAATATCTTATGATTATATGCAATCAGTCATTTCTAAGTTACTGGGTGGTGATGATTCTATCATTGCTGTTTCAGATGAAATTACTGATTGGTTTAATTTTGAAAAAATATCATTTCACTTTAAAAAATTAGGTGTTTCTATTACTGCTGAGTTTGAAGTTTGTCGACCTTTGGAAGATTTAACTTATTTTTCACATTCTTTTGTTAAAATTAATAATCAAGATGTGTATTTACCTTCTCCAGCTACTGAAC